ACCCCTTACTTCTCATTAAGGCCTCGTTAGAAGCCCTAATAGGTAGTAATGGTTAAGCAGAAGCTAGAACGCTACAACGTTCCATCTCTATGTGGACACCCTCCTTAATGATGTCAAGGTCTGTACGAAGAGCACAGAACCAATGAGAGACACGGTTGTTACCAGCAACCCCAAGGATAACGGGTATGCCATCCCTAGCAACACGACGAATTACCCAAGTCAACCTACGACGTTCAGCATCATCAGCCAACCTGTCATAACGACAAACAGGCGTATCACCAGAAGACAGGTGAAGACGAACGGAGTTGGAACCAGCCAGCCACTCGTAAGACAAGATGACAACAGGCTTAGACCAAGCCAACCAAGACGCAGGTGAAGGACGAGACACATCGAACGCGGATGGAACAAAAGATACATGAGACATAACAAACTCCAAGTAAGAACGACAAGCGACCGAGAACACAGGGCACAAGCCGAACGGAGACGGAACGACACAAACGAGCGCCCCAAAGCAGGACGAACGCGGACGAACCGAGACCCAACGCGCCGACCGACACGAAGGGGGGCCCAGGAAACCCACGAGGGTACCCGAACACCAAAAATATACACATGTAACAAACACGCCAACTCTAGTGAAGCATCGCTTCGCTCTACTACGAGTGGAGCGTAATGCACAGAGGCACCGAGATGATTGAAGAAGAGTTGGCCAAACTCTCCAAGGGAGAGCTAAGAGAATACCTAGAGCTACAAGAAGCTTTAGAGAAGAAAAAGAAGTGGAATCATTGGAAGAAAAATCCTAAAGATTTCATAGAAGAATGTTTAAAGATATACCCTAAAGACACTACATTAGGTTTAATTCCGTTAAAAGTTAATTCCGCTCAGGTATTAATTATTGAAGAATTTAATCGTCAGATGAAAGAAGTAGGGTATGTACGACTGATTATTTCAAAATATAGACAAGCAGGATTTAGTACTATTTCTTCTGCCCTTATTTTTTGGAGAGCATTGTTCTATGGAAATACTAAAGCTGTAATTATTTCTCTTGACCGTCCTACTACTGAGAGTATCTTTAGTATGAGTCAGACGTTCTGGGAGGAGTTACCAGATGGTATCAAACCTGTCCTAGATAAGTCTAATATTAGAGAGATGGGTTTTCAGAGTAATAATAGTAAGTATAGAGTATTTACAGCTGGTGCTGATAATCCAGGTAGGGGTACTACAAATAATGCCCTTCTTTGTGATGAAGCTGCGTTTTTCCAGAGTGGTGAGAAAGTATTAGCTGGTTTATTTCAGTCTATTTCTTTGACTAAAGGTAGTATTATTATCATTAATAGTACTAGTAATGGTGCTCAAGGTGCTTATTACGATTTATGGATTAAAGCTGAAAAGAAAGAGGGGTATTTTAGGCCGTTATTTGTTCCTTGGTATTTACAAGATGAATATAGGATGGAAGCTCCTGAGGGGTTTGAGAGAGATACTGAAGAAGAGAGATTAGTAGAGAAGTATGGTATTAACAATGATCAGTTGTTTTGGAGGAGAATTAAGATATCAGAGACTTCTACTATGCTCTTCAAACAGGAGTATCCTTTTACTGCTCAAGAGAGTTTTATTCAGAGTGGTAGAGGGGTGTTTGATTCAGAGACATTAAGTAAGTATGTACCTGAAGATCCTGAAAGTATTAGAGAATATTCTGAGGAAAATGCTATATTTGACCTTAATAAGGAAGGTTCTCTTAGTGTATGGAAGTCTCCTAATATGGATTCTAAGTATATTATTGGAGCTGACGTAGCACAAGGTGTAGGTGGTGACTATAGTACTGCTATAGTAATGAATAGTGATAGAGAAATAGTAGCCCTTTACAGGAATAATAGGATAGACCCTAGTAGGTTTGGTCAGGTATTATTTTATTTAGGGAGATGGTATAATAACTGTCTTCTTAGTTGTGAGAGTAACTCTATCGGTATTGCTACATTACAACAGTTGCATTATATGAGTTATCCTAATATCTACAGACAGAAGAAGACAGCTAATGCACAGTTAGATATTATTAATACTCTAGGTTTTAAGACTACAGTAAGTACTAAAGCACCTATCATTTCTAATTTACAGAATATGATTAAGGACTTTGATATTAAGATACCTTCTTTGACTATTTTAAATGAGTTGAAGGATTATGTAGTACACGCAACGCTATCAGGTGGTACGAAGATGGGAGCAGCAGTAGGTAAGCATGACGATACAGTTATGGCTTTAGCTATTTGTTGTGAAGCCTATCGAACTGATGGTGATAGATTAACAATAAACCGATTTAGCTGGAGTGAGACGAATCAAATGTCTACCGCTCCAGAGTCTAATTGGTTATAAAGAGAGCAAGCGAATGAGCGAGAAAATTAAGACACCAGAGGTGTCAAAGGTCGAGGACGACCAGTTAATCCACTCGATTGACAGATACATAAGGAACTCCGATGGGGGTTACACAGGTTCTTCTGACGTTTCTAAGCGCAGAGAGAATTCTATTTATGAAATGAGTATGGAACCTAGAGGTGATTTAGCTCCTCAAGGTGTTTCTAAGATTGTTTCATCAGATTCAGCAGAGATAGCTGAGGGGTACACCGCTTTAATTGTTAAGCTTTTACTTGACAATAATAAATTAGCTATGTTTACTCCTTATGACGATAGTGTAGGGGCTGTTAAGAGAGCTCAGACTGCGTCATCTGTTGTGAATTATTGTTTGTTTAACTCTAACCCTGATGGTTGGAGTAAACTATCAACATGGATTAAGAGTGCAGTAGTATTAGGTAATAGTGCTATCACTTGGGGTTGGGAAGAGCAATATGACTATGAAGTAGAAGAATATGATTCTATTGACGAAGTATCTTTAGACCAATTACTAGCTGATCCTGACTTAGAGATCGTAGGTACTCTACAATTGAATGAAGAACTAACATTATTAGGTACAGGTGTTATCACTTATACTGATGTTAGATTAAGAAGAAAGATTGATAAATCTGGCGTTAAATTAAGAAATGTAGCCCCTGAATCTTTCATTATTGATAGAGCAGCTACCTCTATTTCTGACGCTAAGTTTGTTGGTTTGATTACTGACATGACTCGCTCAGATATTAGAAAAAACTGGCCTGATTTTAAGGGTGACCTTGCTGATTTAGGTGAAGAAGCTAACTATGCTGACTTCAATATCGATAATTTTGCTAGAAAAGATGCAGCAGGCCTACGTAATTGGGATATTAACTCAGATACTGAAGAAGAAGAAGCTAATATTGAAGTAACTGTAGTAGAATGTTGGATTAGAACAGATAGAGACGGCGATGGTATTGCAGAACTTAAGCATGTCATCAAAGCTGGTGATACTATACTAGAAGAGGATGATGTTTCATACATTCCGCTAGCTATGTTGAACCCTATCGAGATTCCTCATGAATTTTACGGATTATCTCTATTAGATATGTCACGTAGTCAGACACAAGCGACTACTGCTATCTTAAGAGGCTTCGTAGAGAACGTTTACTTCGGTAACTATGGAAGAACGTTGGCAGATCCAAATGTAGTAGACTTTGCTGCATTACAGAACCCTATGCCTAAGCAGATTATCGCTACAAACGGTAATCCAGCTGCAGCTACAATGCAATTGCAACCTGAACCTATATCTCCAGGAACCGCTGGAATGTTAGAATTCTTAGGCTTGCAAAAAGAACAATCCACTGGTCTAACCAAGACTGCTATGGGATTAAATGATACTTTATACGTATCAGGTAATTCTGAAGGTAAGATGGCTGGTGCTCAAAATGCTGCTCAAGTAAGAATCGAGCACGTTGCTAGACGCTTTGTAGAAAGCGGGATTAAAGACCTCTGTCGCGGAGTTCTTAGAGAGATGAAGAGTAATTTAAAGAATCCTCTAAGATACAAAATGGGAGCTAGTTACGCTTCTATCACAGCTGAAGAACTGCAGTTGATGCCTTCAAATATGGACTTAGAAGTTCAGGCCAACTTAGGAGAAAGTTCTAATCAGAATGTGGGAGTTAAGCTTAACCAGCTAGCCGAAATGTTGCCGATGATGGCACAGGACCCGACTGCGGCAGCCTACGTTAACCCTATGGCTTCATTCAACCTAGCCTCAGACATACTTGAGAATATGGGAATGGATCCTACAAGGTTCTTAGTAGACCCTGAAGATGAAGCTGGTCAACAGCAGATTCAACAGAAGCAGCAGGAAGATAGTCAGAAGGCTGAGAAAGCTAAACAGCTTGAGTTGCAGAACCAAGAGATGGCTATTAAAACTAGTCAGGCTAATATTGGTTTAATTAAGGCTGAGGTCGATAACAAAAAGATTGATAATAAACGTCAATTACTATCTGCGGAAGATGAATCTAATCGTAAATGGGCTGAGATTGCTGTTAAGGCTATGGGTACCGAGGGAGCAACAATTCCCCCTAAGGTTCCTGTAGACTTCCAGAGCTTATACCAAGATACCGAGCAAGAGGAAACTGAACAGGCAGAGATACAAGCGCAAGGAGAGCAATTAGCTCAAGCTGCGATGCAGAACCCAGAACAAGCTATGCAGATGGCACAGCAAGCTGGAATAGACCCATCACAACTGATGGGTGAATGAAGGATGATGAGAGATGACACAGAAGTATAATAGACACCCGTCGCACAAGATGGGGAATGATGGTAAACCAAAGAAAGTATCTGTATATGATGATGCCCAGAGAACCTTGAATAAAGGTTATCAATGTGAAGAGCTGAAAGATACTATGACTATGGTGACTGAGGATATTCTCAATAACTTGTTCAGAGATTGGCTAGATACCAAACACTTTGAAACAGAGCGCAGAGAGTTTATCTACAAGTTAGCAATTAGTCAGGGGGCAGTAATAAGAAATATCGAGAACTCTATTACCGCTAAAAATAATAAATCTCGTGAAGAAGGCGCTGAATGATGAATGATTATATAGATGCTGCTGTCAAGAATATTGATACGCACATAGCCGCTCAAGTAAAAACTTTAACTGCTGCAAGAGGTACTATGCCTAATGCTGCTGGTCTTAACGATTTAATTGAAGCTAAGAAAAACTTACTTGCTATGAAGGGTGTTGTTAAAAAAGCACCTGAGGTAAGTGTGGAAGGTCTTACATGCGAACACTGTGGTACTACTGGTCTTACTAAGGCGATGTATGGTAGATGGCACGGTGATAAGTGTAGTAAGAAGTAAGAGGTTCTATTTAAGAACTAATGATGATTGATTGCGAGGGTTTAGATAGGCCCTCCTACTAAATAATAGGAGACTATATGTCGGAAATAAATAGCGAAGCTACCCAAACGGATGAGTCGCAAGTTTCAGACTTTGACTTTGACGCGATGGCGGATGATGTTTTAGGCTTAGAGCCTGAGACAGCTACCCAAGATGGTGAAGAAGACACAGAAGAACTTGAAGGTGTGGATCCACGCACGGAAGAGGACGCTGAAGAAGTTGATGAAGTAAATGAAGGTGAAGAAGAGGAAGAAGTTGAAGATGAGGATGATGACGATGAGTCAGCTACCCAAGAAGATGATACTGATGAATCGGACGATGGTGAGATCGATATGGACTTTACTGTTCCCGTTAAAATTGACGGTGAGACTAGTGAAGTAACTATGGAAGAACTCATTGCCAATTACCAGACTAAGCAACATCAGTCAAAGAAAGGGGATGAAATCGCGAAACAGACTAAAGAATTAGCGCAAGCTAAGGAAGAGTCTATGATGTACGCTAATATCAATGCGCAGTTACTAGGTAATGAAGACGAGAAGGATTTAAATATTCTTAAAGGTCTGCAAGAGAAAGTCGATAAGGCTTACGAGGAAGATGATTACGAAGCTGGAAAACTGAATCGTCAGTTTGAGAAGGCTAAGGAAGAGTATTCTAAACGTAAAGCCAATAGAGACTCTATCATGCAGACTATGGGGCAGAAGATGCAGGGACAACAAGCGGAAGCATTTAACCAACAGGTTGAATCTTTCAAAACAGAGATACCAAATCTCGTTCCTGATTGGTCGGAAGACGTTGCCTTAAAGAATAGAGAGTTCGCATTAAGCTTAGGCTTAGGTGAGCAATTAGTAGATTCTATCGTCGACCCTATTGTAGTATCTGTAATTGATGGATATCGTAGATTGAAGGAAAGTACAAGTAAGGGAGCAGTGAAACGAAAGAAAGTTGCTGTCAAACGAGTACCTACTAAAAAGCCTGTTTCTAAAAACACTAAAAAATCTAATAGGATAGACCAATCCAGACAGAGAATTAATAAAGGTAAGGGTTCCGAGAATGACGATAAAGTTGTTTTCGATAGCATAATTGATTCAATGTTTGAGTAGGCTTCCTGACATAATAGGAATAAGATAATGGCTACAAATTTTAAAACAACCACGCAAGGCGGACAGAAAGAGGATCTTGCAAACTACATCTCTAACATCTCTAGAGATATGACTCCATTCTTATCATCAATTGGTAAGGGTAAAGCTTCTGCAACTATGCATGAATGGTCTACTGACACTCTTGCTGCTGCTGCATTGAACGCTAACGTTGAAGGATCTTCTTTCGCTGAAAGCGATTCTCCAGTAGTTGCTCGTCTAACTAACCGTACACAGATCTTTACTAAAGGTATCCGTGTATCAGGTACGTTAGAGTCTGTAGATAAGGCTGGTCGCAAGTCTGAATTCAAATACCAAACTGAAAAGCGTGGTAAAGAAATGATGCGTGACGTTGAGAAGACTTTAGTATCTAAGCAGGTTTCTACTGCTTCAGCTTCTGCTTCAGGTGCTGTTGTTGCAGGTGCTCGTTTAATGGGTGCATACCAGTCTTACTGTTCAGCTGCTGTAGTTGCGGGTACTGCTGCTGCTCCAACTGGTACTGGTTCTGTAACTGGCCTTGGTGACGGTTCTAACGTAAACAAAGCTGCTACTGCTCATACAGCAACTGCGTTCACTTTAGCCGATATCAACGAAGTTCTTCGTGGTATCAACGGTGAAACATCTGCTGCACCTTCTAAGGTGATGATGTCTACTGCTAACAAAGTTAAGTTCTCAGATCTTATGACTGGAACAACTAACGTTAGACGTAACATCGATGAGAAAGGTAAGTTACGTCAATCAGTTGACTTATACGAGTCTGACTTTGGTGATGTTGAGTTAGTTCACAACTACCTTATGGATAACACTGAAGTGTTCGTTTACGATCCTTCATTGATGTCTTGCAATACGTTACGTCCGATTCAGTTCAGTGACATTAATCAAGATGGTGACTCTCTACGTTCTTACATGGTTCAAGAGATTACTTTCGAGGCTAAGTCTCCGACTGGTAACGGTGTAATTACTGGTATTACTGCGTAAGTAGTAAGCTACTATTAGACCCCTTCTAACGAGGGGGTTTATTAATAGGCTTTCCAAAGAGAGTTTATTAATAATAAATAAGATGAGAGAATAGATGATAAACGATAATTTATTTAAAGGCTACAATGTAGGCATTAGTGGCGATATCATTGGAGTAACCCAAGATATCGCTCCACATCTTGCTTGGGCTAAAGAATTAAGAGAATCTACTAGGCATAACAGATATGGTAAGAAGATCGACACAGGATTTAAACCTTTTTGTAATGTGCCTGATACTGTAGCTTTAGATATTATGACAAAGCATAAGATCAACATTCATGATCCAGACATTCAACCTGAAGATATGAGGAAGTTTAAAAGGATAATGAAAACAGAGTATCCTCATTTAATGTATTACTAACTAATTTAGGAGACCTAAATGGCCACTATCAACAACCAAGCTACATTACGCACAGCAGTCGCTGAGTGGCTAAATAGAACAGATTTAACCAACTCTCAGCTTGATCAGTTTATTGAGACTTCTGAAAGTAGGATTTATGATTCTTTGCGTATTCCTGTTATGGAAACAGACGTATCTTTTTCCATAACAAACTCCACCCCTTTCTATATTCCTTCAGACTTTCTAGAAGCGATAGAGCTTAGAGAGTATTATCAAGACGGCTCATTTAAAGTTTTCACTAGAACGGGAAGCGAGGCTATCTCTTCTCTTTCTAACTCTTTTGCTAGAGATGTAGATAAGTTCATCATAAATAATGATGGAGTTATTAATAAGGAAGGTGATTATACGTTGGTTTATTATAGGTACTTAACCTCAGTAGGTAGTACTTATGCTTCAGGCGCTACATTTAGCAGTACAGAGGCTCAATGCAATATTCTAGGAGATTCTGCCGCTGTGTCATATGACGCCGCAACAAACTACTGTACTATTATTGCTAATGATATCGAGATAGTTACCTGGTTTTTAGCAGGGGAACCTGATTTAATACTGTATGGAGCATTAGCGGTGGCATCAGAGTTCCTAGGGGATGTTGAGGCCGCTGGTCAGTACGAGATTCTCTTCGATAAAAAGATGGCTGGTTTAAACGCTAAAGCAATTAAGGCTGAGGTGTCTGGCGGGCCTATTGTGTCTAGTTATTCTGCTAGGCTTATTTAAGGAGGAACGCTATGGATAAATCATTCTATGGTAATGGATCAACTCCCAGTACAGGTAGTGACAAAACAACAGGATACTTTTCTAATGCTGCCGCTAAAACTAGCTCAGCAGTAGATGCTCACTTTAAAGTTCAAGAGAAAATAGTAACAGGCCCCGCTGGACAAGGGGTGCCATCAGGTGGTGGTAATAATATGCTATTAGTTAAGGCTAGCGGAGACGACTTCGATACTGCATGGACTAATAATTTAGATGACATAGTACTAGACGCCAATTTATCTGGTGGATACTTTTAATATAAGGAAATATAATGGCAAATGTAATTAAGATTAAACAAGGTGGTGCTAATGTAACCGCCCCACAAGCTGGTGATTTAAAGAAAGGTGAATTAGGTTACACTTTTAATAATGATAAATTGTGGATTGGTTCAGGTGATGGCAACACTGATGAGGCGCTATTTATTGGTGGTAAGTTAGGGTCTGCAGTACAGGCTTATGATGCTGGCTTAGAGTCACTAGCAGGATTAACAACTGCAGCAAATAAGATGGTTTACACCACTGCTGCAGACACTTACGCAACAACAGCGTTAACTTCTACGGCTAGAAGTTTACTAGATGATACTTCAGTGTCTGCGATGCGAACTACGCTAGGTGTAGATCAATCAGGTACTGATAATTCTACTAATGTAACATTAACTACAGTTACAGATAATTATTTATCTATCTCAGGACAAGAAGTAACTGCTAGTACTGTTCCAGTATCATTAGGTGGTACAGGGTCAACTACAATTTCTGCTGCTAGAACAGCTTTAGATGTAGATCAAGCAGGTACTGATAATTCTACTAATGTAACTTTAGTTACCACTGCTCACGATTACTTGAGCCTTAATGGACAAGCGGTTACTTTAGGTACTATTGATATTAGTGATGACACTAACCTTACAGCAGGTACAGGTATTACTTTAACTGGCGATACTCTTTCTGTGGACTACGGCTCTACAGGTACTACCGCTTGTGTGGGGAATGATAGTAGGCTTACTACTGATTTAGGTTACACTAATGCCACTAGAGTTCTTACTTCTTCTACAGGTACTAATGTAACCCTACCAGAAGCAACAATAACTGTACCTGGTTTAATGAGTGCAGCTGATAAAGTTTTACTAAACACGGTTGCTCCTTTAGTTACAGAGAATGGAGCTTCTACAATCATTGATACTGTTCAAGAAGTTATCGAAACTTTTCAAAATCACGCAGAGGGTTTAAACCTTATTACTGAGTTAGACGCGAAGTTAACAGCAACATCCATCATTGATGGCGGTACGTTCTAACAATGTCTAATACAATCAAACTAAAGCGTAATTCGGTATCTGGGCAAGTTCCTACTACACTGGCAGACGGCGAATTAGCTGTAAACACTGCCGATGAAAAGTTATTCATTAAGAATGCGTCTGGTACGATTGTAGAGATCCAAGGCGCTTCTTCTGGCTCGGGTTCAGGTGGGAGCTTACCTACCCAAACGGGTAATAATGGCTTGTTCCTTATGACAAATGGAGTTTCCTCGTCTTGGGAAGTTCCTACTTTCTTTATGGACGGCGGCAATAGCAACTCACAAGAAACAGGTTCAGCGGACCTCATATTCGATTTAAGCTAGGAGTAATAAATGGCAATGAAAATTCAATTTAGAAGAGACACAGCAGCCAGCTGGTCTTCTAATAACCCTATACTTCTTGAAGGAGAAATAGGACTAGACACAACTAACGATCATTTTAAGATTGGAGATGGTACTACTAATTGGAATACATTACTGTACTCGTACGGAGATTGGAACACAATAGTTAATAAGCCATCTACCTTTACGCCTAGTAGTCACACACATACTATCTCAGATACTACTGGCTTACAAAGCGCATTAGATGCTAAGACAACAGAGTCTTATGTTGATGCTCAAATCACTAATGTGGTTGGAGCAGCTCCAGATGCGCTTAATACTTTACAGGAGTTAGGTGACGCTTTAGGTGATGACGCTAACTTCGCAGGATCTATGACAACTGCCTTGGCGGGTAAAGTAGATGACTCTCAAGTGTTGACTAACGTGCCTTCAGGTGCTGTATTCACAGACACAACTTATAGTGTAGGTGATGGTGGTTTAACTCAAAAGAACTTTACAACTACGTTAAAGAATAAGTTAGATGGTATTGCTACTTCAGCTAATAACTATGTTCACCCTACAGGTGCAGGTAATCTACACGTTCCAACAGCAGGTACAGTTGGTCAGGTATTGACTAACACTGCTAGTGGTACTGGTACTTGGCAGGATGCTGCTGCTGGTGGTATTGGTTCATTCATTGATACATCTATTGCTATATCTAGTAATGGTACTGCTTTAGCTAATGATGATGGAACAGCTAACAGAAACATAGGTATAGGTACTAATGCTTTAAATGCAATTACTACAAATATTAGGTCGTTAGCTATTGGAGACTATGCAGGCAGCGAAACAACTGGTGGATACAATACATTAATAGGAGAGCAGTGTGGGTTTTATATGACAACTGGTACTCACAACACAGCAGTAGGTCAAGAAACTCTAATGGGAGACACAACCTCAAAACTAACTGGCTCATACAACACAGGTATAGGGTATCAAACAGGACGCCTCTTAACAACAGGTCAATACAATGTACTGAATGGTTATCAAGCTGGTTATAGTTTAACCAGTGGTAGTAATAATGTGTTTTTTGGTGTAAGTGCTGGAAAGGGTCAGACTGGTAGCTCAAACATAGCAATAGGCGAAAACTCTATGTTATGTGCGGCTGGTGGTAGCCAGAGTTATAATATCGCACTAGGTAGACTGACAGGTGCGGCACTTACTACGGGTACTAATAATACTATTTTAGGTCAAAAAGCTGGGCAGAATCTAACGTCAGGCTACAATAATGTGCTTATAGGTGAGAATGCGGGTAATGACCTTACTACTCACTTTAATAATGTTTTGATTGGTAACGATGCAGGTGCAACATTACTAGATTCTAACAAACTACACATAGCTAACAACGCAACTGAATCTCTAATCGAAGGCGACTTCTCAGCTAAGACTCTAACAATCAATGGCGCTTTAACTGCTACAGGTAACATCACAGCATACTCAGATGAAAGAATCAAAGAGAACATTCAGGAAATACCTAATGCTTTAGACGCAGTAGATGCTATCAGAGGTGTGTCTTACACGAGAACAGACACTAAAGAAGATAGTGTTGGTGTTATTGCGCAGGAAGTAGAAGCACTATTCCCTGAGCTAATATCAGAACACAAAGATGGAATTAAGTCAGTAAATTATAACGGCTTAATCGGTGTTCTGTTCTCAGCTGTAAAAGAGCTATCAACTAAAGTTAAAGAACTAGAATCACAAATTAAGTTATAACACAGGAGTAAGAAATGAGAAATTTAAAAGCACCAAAAGTAGATACATTAGAAGTAACAACAGTAAAGGTAACAGGCTTTATTAATAACAGAGAAGAGCTTAGATGTGAGATTCAGTATATGACTTCATTATCAGATGGCACACCTTACCAAAGAGGTAATATCACTATTGATGGTACAGAAGAGTACGATGCTTTTGCAGCAGAGATGGATGAAGAACTTGAAGGAGGCTTAGGTTATGAGAAGACTTTAGCAGCTAACTTATACAAGAAGGTACTAGCTATTTTATAAACCAACAGGAGAAACAGATATGTCTAAAAAACAAAAAGAACAGACAGTAACAATCAACGAAGTAGAACATAAAGTAAGTGACTTAACTCAAGAGCAACTAGCTTATGTTAATCACGTAGCGGACTTAGAACGTAAGATGAGTTCTAGTCAGTTCAACCTCGACCAACTTAGTATTGGTAGAGATGCTTTTATGAAGATGCTAACTGAGTCGTTAGAAGAAGCAGTAGAGTAATACAATCGAGGTGAGAGTCCTCGTACTAATTAAACACAGGAGAATACTATGGCATTACCAAGTTCAGGAAGTATATCGTTAAACCAAGTTAATGTAGAGTTAGGTAACTCTGGTACTGCTAATATCAATATGGGTAGTTCAGCAGTTAGAGATTTATTCGGTGTATCTTCTGGTGCTATTACTATGTCTAATGGTCACGGTAAGAGTGCAGGTGGTTTTACTATGTCTAATCAGACTACATTGGATATTGGTGCACGTGTGTATCCTGCTAATGGTAAATACTGGAATCACGGTGAATTTAATGCTACTGGTACTCAGCTGTATCTTCAGAAGTCAGAGTTGCGGGCTACATTTAACTTAACTACACCATATTCATTGACAGGTGGGAGTTCTTTAGCTTCCGTGGACTACTACGAATGTGAAGAGGGGCGCGATAGTATATATAACCAATACAATATGCTCGATGTTGTGCGTGAAATACCAGGTACTAATAAAGTAATCGTACGAAAGTTCGACAAGGCATATATCTATAAAGATATACATTCTGCCACAGGTGGTTCTCAGGAGTCTTCAGGTAATATGGTGTCATCCAGTAATGTGGGCTCTAGTTATAACACAGAATGCACTTTAGAGTTGGAAGTGAGCGGTAAGGTGTATAACTTACGTGCTTATAGAGGCAAGTTGTGTATGACAAAGTACGCCTCACAAACTTCAACGACAATGGAGTCACGTAGTGTGTTAGACACTACTGCATACGGTGCTAGTGGTGGCGAGATGTATACTAACTTTGTAGCTATTAGTAATACAGGCACAACACTCTCCTTTAAGACTAGAGAAGGGAGTGTGCATTATGTATATAAAATGACACTATCAACTCCGTTTGATATTTCAACTGCTAGTGCTCCTACAGTTACTACTATTGCCGTCAGCCCCTACGATGCTTATGTTGAGCGCGCGGTTATTATTGCATACTCAAATAATACAAAGTACTTAACACTCGACCAGTATGGAGGAATGCGTAACTTCTCATTTGGAACTTCTGGGGATATAAACACTGCAGTCAAGATTGAAGATGCGGGGCGTGGTACTTTTGGTGGCTATCAATTCTGTTGTTCTACCACTTACTGGGCTAATTCAGGTACACAACTTGCGTGGGTACAGTACAACGGGTCAGGTAGCGTATGGGATGTATCAACTCCTTATCAATGGAAGTGGGAAGACAGGTTTAACGCATCATCAGGCATAGCTTACCCAGGTCTTAGTGCTGACTTTAAGAACCAAGCGTGGAGTAGAGGTCGCTTTAACACTACAGGAACTAGGTATTATACAAACCACTACAGCAGCACGAAGAAGATAGGTTCACTTGCTTTAAGCACTCCTTATGATTTATCAACAACATCCACAGGCTCACAGTTTGATTTCACAAACACTCCTTATGCCGCTGTAGGGCAATACTGGACAAGCCATTCTTGGCACGATAGGGATAATAATAAAGTACACCTTACTAGTTACGTAGCTAGTACGGACAATTATATGATTATTGACCTAGATGCGAATGGTGACTATACAGGCACATACACAATGGGGGTTAAAACTGCAGCACACCACCCATCAGGGCGAAGCTTATTTCAACCTTTAACAAGTAACGGTGAATATTTTGTGAGCATAGAGGTTAATCACCTTGTAGTTTACAAACTCACGGTTAACTTTAACCCTCTTGAGGGGTTAACAGAGATTTTCAGAGGATACCCACAGAAGATGGTGAATGGCAGCCTAGTTAACCACACTGGTGTTAATATTATGTACGTACTAGATAATAGTATATTTTTAGGTGCTGATAGAGACAGTTGGGTAAACAAGATAGATTTTACAATTACATAAAATAGGACTTAATAATGATAAATGAACTAGTAAGAGAAGAAGGAATGTCTGACGAGAACTTTAGAAAGTTGACCGCAGCTGAGTATAAACAAAGAGTTAAGAACAGCTTAGATATTAAGGCTTTTGATATGGACTACGACAACATTGCAACAGCGTGTTCATACGTAAACTCAACTAATGTTGATTTTGCTGCTGATGGTGCTAAGTTTATTGCATTGAGAGACCGTGTCTGGGAAAATGTGTATGCTAACATTAACATATTCTTTGAAGAAAATAGAGATGTTATTGAGGGGGTTGAGGAAAACATTGTCGACATCACTTGGCAATCGCTCACGTAACCTCATATAAATAAACAAACAAAGGAACGTACTATGGAAATATCAGATATCTTTCTAACGCTAGTAGGGCTTATCATAGCTATGCTAGGTTGGTTTATGAGCAGACTAGCTGACACAGTAAACAAGCTAGAACAAAATATTAATAGCTGTCAGACTAATATGCCGCTTAATTACGTACTTAAAGCTGACTACAAGATAGAGATGTCAGAACTGAAAGGCATGATAGCTTCACAGTCTAGTAAGATTGACCAGATATGGAAACATATGAGGATTGGTAAGTGATGGCAAGGACTAATCAAGCAGTAAGAGACTCTAACGGTAGATACATCAAACTAACGATACTTAACAAGGCTAAATACTTCTGTAACAAGATTATGCTACGTCTTGATAAGTGGATAAGGAGCGCTAATGATTGAAGATATTATCAATTCTCTACTACGCTATCAGCAAGATGTGATGTGTGCTGAGGGTAATACCCTTGAGCAAGAAGAGGCTCTTGATGACCAAATCAAGTATATGAAGCAACAGTTAGAATACTTTAAGGAGTTGACAGATGATTAGTCTATTCACTAGCATTGCTCCTATCCTTGGTGGCTTCCTCATGAAGCTCTTCGCCTTGAACCAACAGGCTAAGAACGAACAACACACTCAGATGCTAGATGCGTTTGCTGCTAGGTCTCAATCTATTCAAGCTGCTAGAGAGCAGTCTAATAAAGAAAGCCCTATGGCTGCCCTTAATAGACGTGTTATTATCTTTGTTATACTTGGATTAGTTATCTTTACACAGATAGCACCTGTAGTATTAGATGTACCTACTGTAATACCAACAGTCATTAAAGGCTTCTCATTCCTAGGATTTGAGATAACCCCTGATAAGATTGAATACATTACAGTTAATGGACTACTAAAACTAACGGAAGTGTTTGAGTGGGCTACTCTGATTATAGAGTTCTACTTTGGCGCTCAACTTGCAAAAGGAAAATAAATGAGAAATAAACTAAGAAAATGCACAATAATCTTTTTAATCGGTGTAACTATCTCATTAGCTTCAATGGCGTTCTTTAGCCAATTGATGAATATGCCACAACAAATGATGCAAGGTTCTATGCAAATGATGAACCAACCACAGAGTTGTGACTGCTCATGCCCTGTACCTAACTAGGAGGTAATATGCCATTCAAAACAACACCTGAAATAGACTTCACAGCATCGGGTTTGATTACTGATATGCCTGCGCATTCTCTACCAGAAAATGTTTGGACTGATTGTCTTAATATAAGGATTAAAGACGGCGCTGTACAAGGTGTAAATTCTTTTGAAGACTACTTCTCTATAAATTATACAAATGGTTATGGAGGATCCTCTTATAGTGGTGGCGGCGAGCCGCATGCTGTAACGCAGTGGACTCCTGCAGGAACAGATCACTTAAATATAGCTTACATAATAAAAGACACAGGATACGTTAGCGCCGATGAGTTCAATGGCAATAGGGGTCGCGTGTTTGTCTTTAATAGCGGGTCTAATCAGGTTAAAGAAATAACTGATATGACTCAGGATAGTAGGTTTAAGATTGATGACGAGTATCCTCCACAAATATTTGTATTTAATGGCAACCTTATTGTTAACCCTGCAACAGGCACTCCTCAATATATTTCAGAGGATTACACTACTTCAGGTACACTGACTGATATGCCTAATTGGATACACTATGGTACTACTTATAATGAAGATGGCTCTATAGATGAGCAAGGAGATCCTGCCATAGCTAGAATTATAAGGCCTTTTAAAAATAGGCTGATAGCTATGAGTTTGTTTAACGACAAAGGAACTTCCAATATCACTGACGATAAGTCTTACAACGTAGATTTCTCTTGGTCATCTCATGTTACTACGGCTAGCTCTATGGCAGGGGTAGACTGGGTAGCAGGTACGATAAACACAGCAGGTAATGCTTACCTGACTCAAACACCAGGAAAGATAATAGATGGTGGACAATTAGGCGATCACTTTATAGCTTATAAGACTGATTCAGTAGTTAGAGTTTATGAGACTGGCGATACTTATGTACTAGGATTTGAGAGTATCTTTGAAGACGATGGTATCTATTCTAATAGATGCTTCGCTAACATTGATGACTCAAGACACTTAGTTATAGGTAACTACGGTGTATATCTCCACGATGGGCAGTCTAACAAAGAAGATATTGCTAAGGGGGTATTCCAAGATACGATGTTTAACTTAGTATCCTCTAATGATAAGAATAAATCTTTCATTACTCATCAGACTAGAGATAAAGAAATATGGTTCTGCTTTCCAACAGTGGCTGGTGGATATTGTAATAAGGCTTTTGTCTACAACTACAACACTTTAAAGCTACACATTAGAGATATTCCTAGTATCTCAGATGCTTATGAGACTGAGGTGAATGGCTCTTTAAAGATAGTAGCCACCTCTCCTTCATCTATAATGTTGAAAGAGTTAAGTAACACTAATCTTATTAGTGATGGATGGTTTCAGAAGACTTCTAGCAACTTAGGAGACGAAACTACTGTCAAGAAGTTAACCAGGATTTATGTTCAAGCAAGTAACAATGTGAACTTATCTGTTGTTGCTTCTAATGATAGAAATCCTGTTATCACTGATAGCGATTGGAATAATAACTCACAGGTTTATAGCATTACTAGCAGCAAATTAGATTTAAGAAAGACAGGTAAGTATATGAATCTAAGAGTTAGTATGATAGGCACTTCTAATCCTGAACTAACTAAGATGCAGTTTGACATCAAGACAGGTGGAAAACAGTAATGGCTAATATCACAGAAACGGAGCTTCGAAGGAAGCTTAACAAGTTGGAGAAGAGTATAGGAAGCAGCGGTAGTAGTACTACCGTTGGCGCTACTCCTCCCCCAGGGCCTAAAGAAGGGGACACCTACTTTGACCCTGACACGGGTATCTTATATATCTTTCATAATGGAGAGTGGATCCCCTCTTCCCAAGTATTACATATACGCTATGCGGCAGAGGTTAATAACTTATCTAATCAAGGTAAGGTGAGCTCTAATGATGATGTGGTGGGCTTTTCAGAAGACCCTTTTACCTCGTCAGGCGAGCTTAACCCTTGGAGAGGTACTTATATAGGAAACCCTATAGCGCCTAACAGCCCTACCTTTTATACGTGGGGGCTTACTCAGGGTGAGGACGGGCAGGACGCTATCCTTGTTGTTATTGAAACAGATAACGGAACAGTCTTTAAGAACGATACAGGAACTACTACATTGACCGCTTCAGTCTATTTAGGAGGTAATGAGGTATCTGCAGCTTCTTACAATTCTTTCACTTATGAGTGGACAGTAGGATTGTTGGGAAAAGTTTGCAGATACAATATAAACAATGAAGTTTCTAGTATAGCAGTTAACGGCGTTTGCCCTTCAGGTGAGACGCTAGCTGTTGAAAGAACTATAGTAGTTGGTGCGGAAGATGTAGACACTACCGCTAAATTTAAATGTACAATCGGAAATATTCCCGATTAATTAAGGAGTTTTATTATGGCTAGACAAGCCTCAGGTGCTATCACCCTTACTGATATTACGGACGGTACGGATCCTATATCGGCGCAAATGACAAACGAGAACCATACTTTCTCTGCAAATACTACAGGTGTA